ACGCTAAGTAAGCGTCACAAGCAAACAAGGAAAGAAAATGACTGTCATTGCAACTGACTCCACTCGCTTCAGCGCCGTTGTGAAGCACGAATATGAACCGCAACTGGGCTACTGCCGCGATGTTGTGACTGTGAACGACGCTGCTCAGACCCTCAAGGTCGGTACGGTGCTCGGCAAGGTCACTGCTACTGGCAAATATAAGGTGCAAGACGCCGCTGCAGCCGATGGTTCGCAAAACGCTGCCGCTGTGCTGATTGCCGATTCGGCTGGCCTCTCGGGTGACATCACTCTGGCGAACGCCACTGACACGAAGGTGTTGGTTCTCACTCGCGGCCCGGTGATCGTGTCGAAAGACGCTCTCACGATGGGTGCTGGCACGAACCTCGATGCAGAGAAGCAAGCTGTGTACGACGCCCTTAAGGCGCTTGGCATCCTGTGCGAATCCGCTGCCTAATTCAAAGCAGTAACCTAACCCAAAAAGGAAACAACAAATGATTATCCGTAGTTTCGGCAACGGTTTCGAAGTCACTGACTGGACTGAAGAAATCAACGTGGTCCCCAACCAGTGGGGCACCATCGGCCAACTTGGCATCTTCGCTACCGAATCGGTGGCTGAACACACCGTGACGTTTGAGGAAATCACTCGTGACGGTGCTCTGATCGTGGACCGCGTGCGTGGTGATCGTGCAACGCAAGGTAAGGACGCCAGCCGCAAGCTGCACGTCTTCGCCGTGCCCCACTTCCCGTATGACGACTACATCAGCCCGCAAGACATTCAAGGCAAGCGTGCTTATGGCAGCGCCTCGGAAGCGGAAACGCTGGAAGCCGTGCGTACTCGCAAGATGGAGCGCATCCGCCAGAACCACGCATGGACGTTGGAAGTGGCACGTGCTCAAGTTATCACGGCTGGCACGGTGTACGCTCCTTCGGGCACTGTGACGCAGGACTGGAACACTGAGTTCGGCGTGACGCGCCTGTCGGTGGACTTCACCCTCGGCACCAGCACGACGGACATCATTGCCTGTATCGAACAGGGTCTGGCGCACATGCAGGACAACACGGGCGGCGCAAGCTTCTCGGGTACTGTGGTCCTCACATCGCCTGAGTTCTTCGCCAAGCTGATCGCTCACGCTAACGTTAAGTCTGCGTATACGTACTACACGTCCACGCAAGAGCCCTTGCGTCAACGCCTCGGCGGCGCAGGCACTCTGCACCGTGAGTTCATCCACGGCGGCACACGTTTCGTGGAAATGCGCGACACGCTGGCTGGCAACCGTCTGATCCCGGCCAACAAGGCATATCTCGTGCCCACTGGCTCGGACATCTTCAAGACTTACTTCTCCCCTGCCAACCGTTTCGGTCTGGTGAACACACTGGGCGAACAAGTCTACATGTTCGAAACGCCTGCACCCAACGGCACGCGCATCGACATCGAATCCGAATCCAACTTCGTGAACGCGCTCCTGCGTCCCGCGATGGTGATCGAATTCACGACATCGAACTAATCCTTCGATGCTTCCGCAGCCCCTTCGGGGGCTGTTATTCATGGTGGGTTTGCTGTGGTCTGAGTAGACCTACGATGAATAACAGATAAGGAGAAAACAACGTGAGTTACTTTAACACTACATTCTCGGCATTCTTTACTCTGGAAGTGCTGAAGAATCCGCAGGGCGTTGCTCAAGCTCCTGCCCCCGCAATGGTGACTTGGGACGCAACTAACCACGCAGCCGGGGCTGTGATTTCAAACGGCGGGCTTACCGTTACCATACCGCAGAACATCGGTTCCTTCCCGAAAGCTATTGCATCACCATTCCAATCCACAGGCAAGCGCGTTTATGAATTGAGTGCCATTGCTGCGACGATAGATATGCAGTTGGGTATTTGTACGCAGAGCTTGGACGGCACAGAGACAACGAGCTACGCAGGACAAGATGCGAACAGTTGGGCCTACCTGCCTTTCGATGGAACTACTTACCATAACGATGTCTCCGGTCCTGTTACAGGGCCAACGTATACGGATGGTGATGTTGTGACCGTGGCTGTCGATTTCGACGCTGGAAAGATGTGGTTCGGCACAGCGGCAGGCGGCTATGCTGGAAACCCGGGCGCGGGCACTGGAGAAGCGTTCACGTTCACTCCGCACACACCGCTATCCCCGCTTGTGCTGGTTTCTACGTTCAGTGGTGATCCTGCTGCGGTGGTAACTCTCAATGCTGGCGGCAGCGCCTTCGCTGCGGCTCTACCTGCGGGCTTCACTGCTTGGCAGGCGTAATAGGAGGAAGACATGCCCACAATCGACCCGACAACCAACCTAGGCAAAGTACGGCTTCGCGTGGGCGACTTCCTGGACTTGCCAATCTTCCCCGATGCAGTCTACATCGCAACGTTGAATGATTGCGATAACAATGTACTTCGTGCTTCTAAGCTGATGGCGCAATACATCCTCGCTACGCTCACCATGCGCGTGCACGAGAAGATGGCCCAGCTTGAAGTGTACGGCAATCAGTACGTGGATAACTACGTAAAGTTCCTCAAGACTACGATCTTGAATCCGAACATGATGGAAGTAGCCCCGCTGCCGTATGGGGCTGAACTTGACGCTACACACCCGCTGTTGCAGTTCCGGGACGACTGGAACAAGATGTACATCGGCGGTACAGCGTCGGAGCAAACGCACTTGCAGGCTGTGCGGGGAATGGACCCGTATGGATTCTTTTAAGCGCGTAGTGCAAAACATGATGACTCGGTATGGCACGACGCTGACCGTGATCGTCTGTGGTGACGCTGTGTACAACCCAGCGACATCCGAAAGCGTCCCCGTGGAAACACAGTACATCGTGCCCGGCATGGTGTTTGACTTCACCCTGCAATCGAATGGCGCACAGACTGCGCCCGGCACATTGGTGCAAGTGGGCGACAAACAGGTGTTCCTCCAGCCCACAGCGGACGTTCCCCGGCTGCGGGCTGAACGTGACTTCGTGGTGCTGGGAGACAAGCGGTACAAGGTTGTTACCTACAAGGAAACCAATCCCACAACCGCAGACAACACGCTTATCGAACTGCTGGTAAGGGCGTAAGCCTTGACAACAGCAGCTTTGGTGCTATAATCCTGAAAGTGAAATAACGCTATGGCTGGTAGTTTCCTAGCAAGCCTACAGCGGAACATCGACAGGGTGAAGAAGGAAGTGGATGTGGCATGTTTTGCCATCTTCACAGATCTAGCCCAAACGGTCGTCTACAACTGCCCGGTCTTACGCGGCAACCTGATTAACGACTTCTGGCCTGCCTCTAACAGCTACAACTACACCGTGCAAACGGTCGTAGACGCTGAAGGTCAAAGTGACTACCAACCCCACTCCGACAAGACGGGTTCCGGCTCAATCAGCCGCATCCGCGACGAGAAGGATGCTGGTACGTTCTACGGGAAAGACGGCTTCCTTTCATTCAGCACGAGCGTCCCCTACGCCTACCGTATCGAATACGAAGGCTGGAGCGAACGTAAAGCCCCTGCGGGCTTTATGCGCGTCAGTCTAACGCAGGTAGCAGCGAAATACAAGCATAGCGTGGGTCCGTTTGTCGGCCCCCGCCAGCCTTAAGGAGCGTGCATGAGTCTCAGGACTGAAATCGAATCGAAGCTAGACGCATGGGCTGCTTCGCAGGTTCCGCCTATCCCTGTGGCATACGAGAACAAAGACTTCGCCAAACCTACCACAGGGTCTTACTTGCAAATTTTCTTCCTTACACCCGCTGTTGTCAACCCTGACGTAGCGGCTGAACGGGAGCGTGAAACAGGCATCTTCCAAATAAATATCTGTGTTCCTCAGAACACTGGGTCGAAGAAGGCTACAGACTTGATAGCGGCGCTACGTGCCCTCTTTCCTGTGCTGCCGAAGACTGGAACTGTTTCCATCGAGCGTCCCGCAAACGTCAGTGGCGGATTCAACCGGACGGATGGTTTCTTCGTAACTCCGGTTTCTTTCAGCTATCGACAAGAGCGGTAAGCAGTACCGAAGGGCAATCCGCCCAATTCTATCTTTTCTTCAAAGGAAACTAAATGGCAGTCATTGCTCAAACAGCCTTCAACAAGGCAACAAGTGGGCCGACAACAATCACTCGCACAGTGTTGTCTGCTTCCGACACTCTGGTGTATACGCCCGGCGCGATGCTGGAACTGTTCAACACCACAGCGTCTCCTGTGACCGTCACGATTGACGGCTCGGGTTCTACAACTATCTCCCCTTCCGGCTTCGGCGGAACCGTGGACGTGTCTGCAGGCAAGGCCATCGTGGTCCCGGCCTCTAGCACAGTCTACGTGAACCTCGATTCTATTGCCGCGTTCCTGCAAGGCACCGTGGCTGTCACTGGCGGCGTTGGCGTCACTGCCCACATCGTCTACTAAACCAACCGCCAACAAACTCTCTAAGGAAACATAATGGCAGTCTCTCAAGCATTTACTTCCGCTGGCACCACACTGTACGTGTCTGCGTCCCTCCCTGCTACCAACGACGCGGCGGGCTTTACGGCTCTTGCGTGGACGAAGGTTGGCGAAGTTGTGGACCTCGGCTCCTACGGCAAGAAGTACAACCTCGTCTCGCATAACCCCATTGATGATCGTAAGACCGTCAAGCGTAAGGGCTCGTACAACAACGGTACGCTGTCTGTCAAGATGGCTCGCGTCCCTGCGAACGCCGGTCAAGCGATTATCCTGACGGGTCTTGCATCGGACGCTGGTATCTCCTGCCGCGTGACGCTGCAGAACGGCACGATCAATTACTTCCAAGCTGAAGTCATGTCGTACACGACTGAAATCGGTTCGGTGGACACGATCACGTCCGCAACGGTCGATCTGGAAGTGACAGAAGACATCGTGGAAGTCTAATCCCACTGAAAGAGGTTTGTGCCTCTTTCTAAGCTGGCTCACAGGATTGGCTTAGAAAGGTGCATAGCATCTTAACCCAATGGAGCATTCGACTCCAACCCTCAACCAAACCAAAGAAAAGGAATCTCTACCATGTTTGACATCAACACTCTCGCCATCCGTGACTCCGTGACCGTGCAACTCCGTCACCCTGTCAGCGACGAACTTCTGTTCGCGGACGAGGCCAAGACTCAACCCGTGGAAGCCGTGCTCTATGGCACAAGCTCCAAACAATACCGCGCTGCCATCAACGCGATGCAAAACCGGCAACTGAAGCGTGGCAAGAAGCAAGCCAGCGCGGAAGTGATGCGTGAAGAAGGCGTTGCCCTGCTCGTAGCCTGCACACAGAAGTTCAACAATCTCTCCGTGAACGGTGCGGCGGCTGACAACGAAGAAACCATCCGCGACCTGTACACGAACGACTCCTTCTCGTGGGTCAAGTCTCAGGTGGATGAAGCCCTCGGGGACGTGGCAAATTTCATCTAAGCGTAGAAGACCAGCTAATCCTTCACGCTCGGCAAACCGCATGGCTTGCCGCAGTTCCCGAAGGGGATAAGATTAGCCGTCTGGAACGTATGCGTCAGCCTGTCCCGGTTGACGAAGAAAATCCAGACGCTGCAGAACCGACAGAGCCACAAGAGATTCCGTACCCTGAAATACCAGCGGGGGCTGAGTATCTTGTGGCTCTTTTTCATTCTGCGGGTGTTGCTACGCAAACAGGTATGGGACTTGTGCCTCTGAGTTGGCAAGAAATTGAAGCCTTCGTGCATTGCACGCAGGAAACCGTCACACCGTGGGAACTT